GTATAGGCAAGATAAATTATGGGCTCCAAATAATAGTTTAAGAATTTTTAGATTTAAACAAAATGGTGGTTTTTTAAATAAACGACTTGCCTGTGGTTCAGAACCATCATATGTTGCGGATTGGGTAAGAGAACGAAATTATTGGTTAAATTCTGGTTTAATAATGAAACACTTAGGATATCAAAGAGATGAAGACAAAATATTAAAATATAAAAGGTATTTAACAATAGATAAGGGTGAATTTCACAATATAAAACATATACAATCAATAATGGATCAAAATCCAACACTAATTAATTGGGGAAATTTTGGAGTATAATATGAAAAATAAAATTAAAATAGCAAGTCAAATACAAACCATTCAAACTCTTACAAAAAAAATGCTAGGCAGAAGCAAATACGCTTACGTGTCCTTTCCCAAGACAGCGTTGTTGGCTATGAGTTCGCCGGATGGAAAATCTATACCTTCAGATTTTATACAGGAGATTAATAGGTCTTTTTCAATAAAAGACCCAGCCTATATGAAGGCGGTTCCTTCTTCATTTGTTTATTCGGCGGAGAAAGACAGTGAATTAGATTTGTCAATCTTCAAAGATGATTCTATTTATTTTAATTCATTTACATTAGAAAACTATTATCATTCCAACGAGTTTATATTTAATTCATTTGTTGAGTTTTATATTAAAAATACTTCATTTAGTATTGTTTCATTCAACGATAAGAAGTATATAGCTAAATTATTGGGTTTTCCAGTAGCCTACATATATGCGCCGTACAATAATTATTACGATAAGCTTGATGAAATATGCGATTCTTTAGATAAGATTAAAGATAAAAGCGACACAGTTATATTAGACTGTCCGATTCTTTCGGCTGGTTTGGCTCATAAAATTTGGGATAGATTTGATTTGTCTATTCTTGATTTGGGAAAAATAGTAAGTTTTTCAAGAATTAAGTCTTTAGATAGGACAAAACTTAATGACAAAAAGGCATATAAAAACTGATAAAGAAGATGATCTTTTTCTTATAGATTTATTATTTGATTCAAATTTAACTTTATCAGAAATAGCAAAAGAAATTAATTTATCTTATAATAGTTTAAATAAAAAAATATCTTCCCTTGGTCTTAATTGGATAAAAGAACAAAAGAAAAAATCATCCAGAGGTCAATCTGCCCTAACGCATGTGGTGAAGAAACTTTTGCCTGGGCAGAAAATCATTAACGAATATCACATTGGCGACAGATTGAAGCTCGATGTGTATTGTCCTGCATATAAAATTGCAGCGGAATTTCATGGAAGACAGCACTTTTATTATACGCAAAGATTCTACGAATCAAAATATGACTTTGATCAGGCTGTTGAAAGAGACAAAAAGAAAGCGGAAAAATGTGAAGAACTCGGAATAGTTTTTATTGTTTTTAGATATAACGATCTGCTTACAGAAGAAGCGGTATATGATAGAATAATGCAGGCGATACGCAACGCAAAACCCGAAGTGGGGCAGAAGTCAAAAAAGAGAAGTATAAAAAATAATAAATACTATCAAGAACAGAAAAAAAAATATAATAAAAGAAAAAAGGAAATGTATCAAAAAATGAAAAACAAAAAGAAGTATCATGACAGATAGTTCACTGATACAAGCTTCTAACGATTTATATCCAATTGAATACCAGATATTTGCGTTGTCTTTTAGACAGCCGGGAGCAATATCTTTCTTTAAAAACAATTTGCAGACAGATATGGTTGGCCTATTGGGGGGTCAAAATGGAATAAATGAGTTTTATAAATCTCTAATTGCCTATTCCACATTTACTGAGCTAGATATAGTTGATCCAGTTGCATTTCAAATCTGGATGCAGACAGAAAGCGATTTGTATGAGGCGTTAAACGGTCAGCCCGGCGTAGAGTTAATAATGGGCGTTTTAAATAAAATGGAACTTTCTACGCCAGAAGCAGTCACGAAAGTTATAAAACATAAGCATAATAAAATTAAACAAAAAAACCTGCTAAAAGAGTTGGAGTTTATTTTAAGTCAAAAAGGACTTAAGTCTGAAGAAGATTTGTCTAAGATGACATCTTTGGCTATAGAGATAACAACTTTAGAAAACCAAATCAACTATAATCCCTATGATGGTGTGGTAACGGCTAAGGAAATTATAGAAAAAATAGATTCTTTATTGGATACTCCAGATTTTTTACCAACACAATATAAATCTCTCAATAGGGCCATGGGATATACAAATGATGGAGGCTTTTATAGGGGGTCCGTGCATGCAATTATTGCGGCTTCAGGCAAGGGTAAGAGCACATTTGCCAAATGTCTTGTAAATAATTGGCTAGACAATGGCTACAAAACTTTATATATTAATTTTGAAGAGGCTAGAAGTCATTGGGAAAAAATATTAATGACACAAGTAATAGGCAGAAACGTTTACGCAGAGGTTAATAACTGGAATGAGGACGATAAGAAAAAATATATGTCTTTATTTATGAGCAAACTTTTGCAGTGGGGTGACCGTCTTATGGTCAAGCATGACCCGGATACTCCGTATTTTGAAGATCTTGAAAAATGGTTAAGAGAAATTCTCCTGCAAAATGAAGATATTCCAGATGTTATTGTGATAGATACCATACAGTCTATGTTTACTAGATCAAGGGGAAGAGCTAGATGGGGTGAGTTTGAGGAGATGATGGTTCGCCTAGAAAAGCTCGCAAGAGACATGAACTGCGTGCTTATAATTACGGCTCAAGAAAATGCTAATAGAATGAAAGAAAGAAGAGAGGTCGTTATGCAGTCGGATACTGGTGGGTCTTTGGCTATTCAGCAGAAGTGTGCAGTGACTATATTCATTACGGAGAAAAAACTTATTAGTGGAGATGATTCTGAAGATGAAAATATTATGCAGCTTCAAATACCCAAGAATAGAATAACGGGTTCTACTTTTTCCTATGAGCCACCACTTGTAAAATATGTGGATTCCAAAAAGACATATGAAGAATATGAAATGGTCACCTCAGCATCTTACGATGCTTCATCGATACTAGATGACCTACTAAATAATGGAGATTTTTCATAATGAAATTAATTAATATACAATCTATTAAAGATTATCAAACATGCGCCTTATTGTACAAATATAGACACGAGGATAATTTATCAGAAAAAATTCACGCTAGGGATTTTATTTCCGAAAGATTTGAAAACACCATAAAGGAAATTATTTATTATTTTTTTTATAAAAAACAGGGAGGATATGCTCCTTCATATGCGTCTTTATTAAATAGATGGGAGAAATTATGGTTTGCTAGTGATATTTCTGATTACGATATTATTACCGAAAAACACGAAAGTGCGTACGGAAACAATGCCAGCTTAACGACTAGGGCAGCCGCCTTACTTCTTTCTTTTCATAAAAATTTTAGTCATCAAGACTATATACCAATATCAATTAATGAAGAATGCGTAGTTCCTCTTGGGAAAAGGGTTAAGATAAAATATATTTTTGATGTTATTTTGATTAAGAACAAAAAATGTTACGTAATTAAATTTTTATTTAATTATAAAGACAGTCATCAAAACATGTATGAGGTAGACTTTGCCGCAATGAAACACGCATACTTATTTAAAAATCCTACCAGGATTCAACAAACAAAATTTGGTTATATTGACTTTGTTCAACCAAAAATATCTTTTCAAGAATTTGATATACAAGAGGAGGACCTTATGGCACTAGAATTTTGGGCAGAGGAAATAGTTGATGAACAGTCTTTTGTCCCAAGAAGAGGTCTTACTTGGTACTGTAAAAAGTGCCCATTTGATAAGCCGTGCTCAAAGTGGAAGGGGTGGAAAAATGTCAAAAAGGCGTGAAAAAGGAAGACTTGGAATTTTATTTACAAATGAATTAACTGATAAAATAAACTATATGAGTAATTTAACGGGATTTTTTGATCCAGCTAAATTTATTTACTATCTTATAGACAAAGAGTATGAAACCTTAATTAACAAATATGATTTTGGTTTTGATGGAGATAAAAAATGAAAAAATCTATACTAGATAAACTTTTGGATGAAGATATTTTTTTAAAAGAAAATAAAGAAGAGGATAAAATTCTCTCCCCCCTTTTAGGGGAGATCAATTTAATTTCATCAGTTCATATAAAAAATTTTGTTAGATCTGTTCTTTTAAAATGTGAAGATTTTTGGATTATTCCTTCTAGTTTTTCTAAAAAATATCATCCCATTGATGAACATGGTCAGGGTGGGAATGTTCTTCACACTCAAAGGGCGGTTCGAGCTGCAAAAATACTATGCGCATCGTATAGTTTAGAAATAGAAGATAGTGATTTGGTTTATGCCGCACTGCTATTGCACGACATAACCAAGGGTATAAAGGGGGGGGAAAGCAATTCGCATGTTTATGATCCTTTTCATCCATATACTGTAGAAAAATTTGTTTCGTGGTGTATTGAAGAGGATAAAAAATATTCTTCAGAAGCTTCTTCTACAACCCTGTACATTGATGGTAAAACGGTTCAAGATATAATGAGGCTTATTAGATGTCATCTTGGTCCATGGTCTCCCATTCCAGAGACAATACCGGGAACTCATCTGGAAATGATAGTTCATCTTGCGGATAATATATCTTCAAAACTTCACATGATAGTTGATGGCGAAACTATAATTGAGCATAGGTGGAAACCAGATGACAAGAAATCAAAATAACGTTCTGCAAAAGCGATTACTGTTACTAAGCTCATTAGAACTATATATTAATGAATCAGTTTATTATAGATCTTACAGTGGAGAAATGAATCCTGCCCGTAAATATACTGTATGGAATTACAACGAAAAGATTGGGAAGGTTTCTATTAAATGAAACTTTCAAATGATGAAACAAAGTTTCTTAATCAATGGAAATATGTAGAGGTAGCCAGATATGTGCCGTCTCTTGACAGGGTTATAAGAGACAAGGTGGGTGATAATCCAGTATTTTATGATATGAATAATATTGATGAGTATAGAAAACTGCACAATAATATCGGTTTATATACCTCCGTTTGGCATTACAACTCAAAAGAGATAGATAAATGCAGTAGATTGGGTTCGCTTTATTTCGATTTAGATAACGAAGATATAAATAAATGTCATAAAGAAGTTATATTTCTGCATAATTATTTAATAAAATTTATTCCCGAGCAATCTGTTGTTGTATATTTTACTGGTAAAAAAGGTTTTCATATTGAATGTGAGGCTGTGGCTTTAGGAATTAATCCAACAAATGAACTTCCCAAAATATTTAGGTACATTGCAACAAAAATAAAAGAAAAATACTTAATAGAATCTTTAGACTTTGCGGTTTATGACATGAGGAGAATGTGGCGTTTACCCGGATCTAAGCATCAGTCTACTGGTTTATATAAAAACATTATTCCTAAAGAGATTTTAAATTCAAATATAGATTCTATAATTTCTTATTGTTCTATTCAAAGAAAGAATACTGTTGAGGAGCAACATTTTTCGCTATCTGCCAATGAGTGGTATAGGCAATTCACATATCAGATGGAAGAAGAAAAAACAAAACCAAAAGACTTTCTAGAATCATTTAATAAGTATGGTTCAAGTAAGTTAAAAGCTTTTAGCGAAAAACAAAAGTCATTTGAAAAAGAAAATTTATGGAAAAATTGTCCCGCAATAAAGAGGTTGCATGAACAAGCTATAAATAATAAAGGATTAGAACATGAGGCAAGGTTGTTTTTGTGTTCTATATTAACTTATAATATAGATTCTATTAAATATTTGCATGAAATACTTAGTAATTGTGATGATTATAATTTTGAAAAATCTACCGGACACATTAATGACTGGATTAGAAGAAGAGAGTTGGGTATTGGCGGCAGGCCGTATACGTGTGACAGAGCCAACGCCGTAGGGGTTGGGTGTGGAAATTGTGCTTTGGAAAAAAAGAATAAGTGGGTTAGAATAGGTGATAAACTTTTTGAAACAAACGAGCAGTCTTCACCTTCTCCGGTTCGATTTGCCTACAAAACTATAAGGGATACAAATGTCAGACGATGATGTAATTGGTCTTTGTTCTGACTGCGGTACTGAGCAGTCTGATAGGTCGATGTATGCCAGTCCGTTTGCCCAAGCCGGAAAACCTTCAGTGTGTAGGTATTGTGCGGGGGTTGTAATTGTCTGTTACAGAAAAGATAAACAAAAAGTGTTAGATGATATTAAAAGACAAAGAGGAATTCAGTGAAAAATTGGACTAATTTACACAATCATACAGTTTTTTCTATGCTAGATGGACACGGTGATATAGGAAAATATTTAGATAGAGCTAAGTCGCTTGGTATGTCGGGTCTAGCTACAACGGATCATGGCAATATACATTCATGGCCTGACTTTTACGATACCGCCACCGCTGTTGGTATTAAACCGATTCTTCGGAAGTGAATTTTATCAAGCTAGAAAAACCAGATTTGATAAGGATGAAGAGGAGAGGTCTGGTCCATCTAAAAACGAGTGGGAACAAAGGGGTCCGTATCATATAACAATACTGGCAAAAAATAATGTTGGTTATCATAATATTATTAAAATGTCCTCTAAATCTTTCTTGGAAGGATATTACGTAAAACCTAGATTGGATCATGATTTAATCTCTCAATATTCTGAAGAAATTATTGTTTTATCTGGCTGTCTAAACAGCGAGGTTTGTCAAGCACTTCTAAGAAATGATTATAGTTTTGCCCTAGAGGCCGCATACAAAATGCAAAGCATTGTAGGTAAAGAAAACTATTTTATAGAAATACAAGATCACGGTATAACAGAACAGAGAAAAATTTTAAATAAACTTTTAGACATAGCAAAAGTAATTGGCGCCAAGGTAGTACCAACTAACGATTGTCATTACGTGCATCAGCACGATGCTAGGGCGCACGACATAATGCTATGTGTGGCCACCAACTCTAATGTATATACTCCCAATAGATTTTCTTTTTTGGGTGATAATTTTTATTTAAAATCTTATCAAGATATGGAGATGTTATTCAACGCTGATTGGTTAAAAAATACTATGTCAGTTTGTGATATGATTGATGTAAACTTAAAATTTGGGGAAATTCACTTTCCAAATTTTCCAATTCCAACAAATGAAACATCAACTCAATATTTTGAGCGATTAGCTTGGGACGGACTACGAAATAGATATGGTAATGAACTTTCTGAAGCCATTATTCAGCGAGCAAATCATGAGATAAAAGTTGTAAAAGATATGGGATTTCCAGAATACTTTTTGGTTGTGTCCGACCTTGTCAGATGGGCTAAATTAAATAATATAAGGGTTGGATGGGGCAGGGGCTCTGCAGCTGGCAGCGTTTTGTCATATGCTTTTGATATTACAAATCTTGATCCAATTAAGTTTGGTTTATTATTTGAAAGATTTTTAGTTGAAGGAAGAAAATCAATGCCCGATATTGATCTTGACTTTGACGATAGGCATAGGGATAAGGTTATTGAATACGCTAGATTTAAATACGGCGATGATCGAGTAGCGCATATTTGCACATTTAATAGAACTGGCGCCAGACAGTCCATTAGAGACGCCGCTAGGGCTCTTGGTTACGATTTTTCCGCCGGCGATAAAGTGGCTAAGCTTATTCCACCACCCGTACTGGGTATTTCAAAAGATTTAAGCGAATGCATGGGGGTGCAGGAGTTTTCTTCGATTTATACAAAAGATTCACAGGCAAAAGAAATTATAGACGCAGCGTTTGGATTAGAAAATCTAGTGAGACAAACTGGCATACACGCAGCCGGAGTCGTTATATCGCGTAACCCCCTAATGGATTATTTACCGATAATGCAAAAGGGTATAGATAAGCCAGTTGTAACCCAATGGGACATGAGTAGGGTTGAGCAGTGCGGCCTGCTTAAAATAGATTTTCTTGGGTTAAGAAATCTTGGGGTTATCGATATCTGTCTTGATTTAGTTAAAAACAGAAGAGGAATCGATATCGACATCAATAAAACCGTATTAGACGATAAGCGCACCTTTGATATGCTGTGTAGGGGGCAGGCTATGGGTGTTTTCCAGCTTGAATCAAGGAGCATGCGAGATATGATGGTTCAGCTTCAGCCTAAAACCATAGAAGATATTATGGCATTAATATCCCTACACAGGCCTGGTCCTATGGGTTCTGGAATGGATAAGCTTTACATTGATAGAAAACATGGAAGGTCTCAAATTTTGTATGATCATCCAAAGTTAGAGAAAGTTCTTGGATCATCATTGGGCATCATGCTGTACCAGGAAGATGTATTGGGGGTGTCCAGAGAGCTCGCCGGCTTTTCTTCCGCTGAGGCTGATGATTTAAGAAAAGTTATTGGCAAAAAACTTATGGATAAGATAGCTTTATTTAGACACAAATTCGTAAGGGGATGTGAATCGCATTCTAATTTAAATAAAAAAATAGCTAATAAAATCTATTCGGATATTGAATACTTTGGTGGTTATGGCTTTAACAGGGCGCATGCCGCTAGTTATGCAATGGTTTCGTATATAACCGCTTATCTTAAGGCTCACTTTACTGCAGAGTATATGGCCGCTTTAATGTCCTCTGTGGTTGGAAATAAAGATAAATTAGCCGCTTATTTGTCTGATTGTAAGCAGCTTGGCATATATGTGCTTCCACCATCAATTAACAAATCAAATAAAGATTTTGAAGTTATTGATGACAATACGATTATTTTTGGATTGTCTGCGATTAATGGTATTGGTGAATCCATAGCAGATGCGGTAATTAATTGTAGAGATGTTCAAAAACCATATTTAAATATGTACGATTTTTTTAGAAGAACTGATACAGCTATATTAAAAAAATCAACACTTGAGCATCTTGCAGGGGCCGGTGCTTTAGATGAGCTTATTCATTTGGCCGAAGAATTTGATATGACAAGAAAATATGAGTTAGATATATTAGAAAAAGAAAAACAAGAATTGGGCATATACGTATCTAAGCATCCAATTGAGGGCATATGGGACTTTTTACAAAAAGATATTACCGTAAAGATACAGGACGCTTGCGAAATGTCCAGTGGTGCGAATGTTAAAATAGGTGGAATAATTACGGGGGTTAAAAAAATTATTACCAAAAAGGGTCAGAAAATGTTTAAGTTTATAGTTGAAGATCTGACTGGGGAAATGGAGGTCGTTGTTTTTCCAAGAGAGTCTAAAAATATAGCTGATGATTTCTTTTTAGGGGGTGATATAGTTGTTGTTACTGGGTCTATTAATAAAGAAAATAAAGATGAAATAGCCACAGTAAAAATATTTTTTAACTCTATCGATAAAATAGATCCAGCAAAAGCTGTTGGGGTTCAATCAATAAATTTAAATCTTTCTAAATCGCCTAGTATGGAGCTAGTTCAAACTATTTATGATATAATTGAATCAACAAATGGTCCAATAAATGTTTTCTTTTCTTACATGGAAAACAATAAAAAAGTTACCTTTCGTTTCAAGAAAACAACATCGTTAAAAATAGAAGATAAAATTAATGAATTAATAAGTACATGGAGTTAGTATGGCATTACCGGGAACATATCAGAATCCAGCAACCAAACCATGTTGGGCGTTTTGCTCATCATGCAATAGGTGTAAAGACAAGGGCAGGTACACTAAATGCAATATTTGCAGTGGCAGATATGACCCCAGGGGTTGTATAGACATACATTCAGATGACTACTGTGATTGCAAAAATGGTATTCTTAGATGGCGAACACAAAAGGGTAAATTAATTATAACTAAATTTAAATCTAATCCATTTAAGGGAACTGTTAAGTATGAAAAGAAATCTCGAGATGAAAGAGATTGGGATTCTTACGTTAGCGATATGAGGGAAAAAATGGACGATCCGAACTTTAATCCAATAACAATATACGAGGAGTAAATTATGAATACACAAGAAGTCGGTAGAATGGTTTTAAATGGTACCACCTTAATTGAGTACAAGGTCGGAGATAATCTTAGTTATTTTATTCAGTCTGGTATAGCTGGATTTTATGCTTCTTCGGCTGAATTAGCTGATCTCTATGCTCTTTTGAGCTACTATTACAATATTGATGGTATTAATGATACAGTTATATCTTTAAAAGAAGGCGCAAATGATTGGATGGAAAATGATGAGTTGGCCATATAACGAAGATGATTACATGGAAATTGGGACTACCGGTTGGGTTCCCGTTGGAGAACGGTTCATATAAAAATATTCATAACGGTCATTTTATAGATGAAAACGGAAATGAATATGACGAAAATGGAATCTTTGTTCAAAACATACAGGACGTTGATGACTATACAGATTAAATATATATCAGAATTGTCTGATTTTGAGCGCCTTGCTCTAACTGATTTTTCTTATTCAAGAATAGATACCTATAAATTGTGTCCATCAAAATACTTTTATAGCTATATACAAAAAGAGCCAAGACAGAAAAATGATGCGGCTCTTCTTCGGGAATATAATACATTCAGTATTAGAAGATAATGTTTCTAAAGAAGAAAAACTTGATCATAATAAACTAGTTAAATCATATCAACAACACGCCCAAAAACAAGACCCAGATAAAGTTATTGGAAATCAATTAGTAGAAATTGGAACCACTATACTAAATGAATTCTTTGATCAATATGGTGAATCGACGTTTGATGTCCTTGATAAGGAATATCAATTTAATTTTATAATTGGCAGTTATTCTGTTTTTGGTTATATAGATAGAATAGATATTGTTGATCAGAATACATTAAAAATTATTGATTATAAAACTGGTAAATGGGAAGTAGCACAAAAAGATATACAAAATAATTTACAATTAGGCATATACGCATTGGCGGTTTCTGAGGCCTTTCCAGATAAAAACATTTATGCGGAACTGTATTATTTAAGGTCTGGTAGGAGAAAAGGCCATCTGTTTACAAAAGAAGATTTAGAGAATGTAAAAGAAAATTTAATTAAAGAAATTAATAAGATTACTAAGGATACATTTTTCCATCCAACCAAGAATGAAAGAGCCTGTACCTACTGTGATTTTGCTAAATCGGGAGCCTGTAATACTGGCGTATTTAGACTACGTAAATCCGCTAAGGCGTAGAAAATAACAAATAAAAAAACCTGGGGTAGGAGCCATGTTTTAGCTCCCACCCCAGGCGGGGGGAATTAATTAAAGGCTGACTGGTTCAGCGGCTGCTGAAGCGGCCAGGTCAAACTCACCAAACTCCGCAACAACTTCGGCCGCCTCGTCACGCGAGTAGCCCATTGTGCTAAGGTTAGTGATGATCTCTTCGTTAACTTCAATGAGGAAGCTATCGATGAGTGTGTCTAACTTGCTTGTCATATTATTCTCCTTAATTATTTGATTTGTGGATGGTTTGTAAATTATAATGGACTAGGATTAGGTTACGCATATAGGATAGCAGATACATGATAAAAAACAACGCTCCAGAAGAATTTTTTTTGGAGATTTCTGGTCTTCCAAAACACCCTGTTTTAAATCGCCCTTTACTAAAGAACTATACAATTGATGAGTCTATCATAGCAGCAAAGCGGTGGTAAGGGCAACGTATATCAGCATACAAAGACTGGTTATAGAGAAGACATAGGGCTAGTATTAAGGTCCAATTGGGAGGCAAATTTTGCTAGAATATTAAAGTTGTATGATATAGATTTTGAATTTGAGCCAACAGTTTTTGCGTTTCCAATTAAACGAGGAACCAAAGCTTATACTCCAGATTTTTACATAAACAATAAAAGTATTTGGATTGAAGTAAAAGGTTTCTTAGATGATAAAAGTAAAATAAAACTTAAGAGATTTAAAAGATATTATGAAAAGGAATTTAATAATTTAGTTTTTGTTATAAGCAAATTCAATACTGACGCAAAAGACTACGCAAAACAATTAGGAATTAAAAACGTAATTTTTTATGAGGACATTAGATCTTTTTATGCGGATAAGATTTTGAATTGGGAAGGAAAATAATGGGTTCGTATAAAGAGCAGTATTATAATTTAGACGAAGAAGAAATGCAAAAACTAATAGCGGAAGCTAAAAACGGTAATCAAAAATCTCAAAAAGAATTGGTGAAGGTTTTTAATAATTTTTTAACAAAATATACAACTATGTTATACTATGGTAAATATAATTTCAACGATTATGACATTAGAAGATTCACGTCTCTTTTCGTAAAAGATCCATTTGTTCGTTTTTCTTTGATAAAAAACAAACTGAACCTAGCTGGATATAAGCATGTAAACGAAGTACTTAGACGGAATTACCTATATGGCAAAAAGATATCGGCGACGAAGAAGATGTCAGGCAGACTGTCGATATGACCTTTTTCCAGTGTATTGCACGATATCAAAGAAAAGATTCAGAAAAAGGACCAATACCATTTAGTCGGATTTTTATATAGCTACTTTTTTTATCTTTTGAAAAAAAATGTTGATACATTTTTAATAGATCAATTAGGAAGAAAAACGTTTCCGCTACTGGCAGATGAACCTTCAGACAACAATGAAGATCAACAAAAGGAAATGGGGTTTAAGGCTCCTCCAGAAGAAAGAGAAATGGAATCGTTCTTAAATGCAGAAGAAATAAATGAGTTTTGGATTCTAGGCGAAAACTGCGCAGAACCTTTTGCTAGTTTAACTATTCAAGAAAGACAACTTCTTAAGTGGCGTTACGTTGACGGCTTGAGGTCTAGTCAAATAAGTCAAAAAATATCTGAACATCCAAATACAGTTAGAGAACATTTGTCAAAAACAAGAGATAAAATATTGAAGATTGTGCTAGAATCTAAGATGGAAGATGTGATAAACTTTCTTGACATAAAAAAGGAATAGCATGAATATTCACGCAATGCAGAAATTAAATGAACTTTTAAGGGCGTTTATTGATCCACAAATTCAAGAAATCGTAACGGCATATGCTTCTGGAGAAAAAGATTCAGAATATTTTATAACGATACCAGATACCGATACACTTGATCTTGATATACAGGACTTAGCCTCTTTAGTCGCAAGAACTTCAAATGTTTATGGAAGAATAGCTCGCTTTGCTGGAATGGCTAGAGCTCAATATAAACTTATAGAGGGGTCATACAAGAGGGTCTATAAAGCCAATAGAGTGGGCAGGAACGAGGCCGAAAGAGAAGCCAATGCCCTGAGCGCTGCAGAGGGTGAATATACCGCCCTGGTTACCGCTGAGTCAATAGTGCATTTAGCCGAGTCTATG